GCGCCAATCGTTATTGTGTACGCTTGTGCGGTTACAGTTATGCTTGATTCAGCAGACGCTCCACCACCTGATGTTCCATAAGATGTACGATAGCCACCGGCGCCACCGCCACCGTTTGCATGATTGTCATCTTTACCACCTGAGCCACCACCTGCAATAACTAAGTATTCAACAGTTGGGTCAATCGTACCTGCGTCAGTTACGGTGAAAGTACCAGACGATGTGAATGTGTGAATCTTATAGTTACCATCGGTGGTAACGGTTCCACCAGTAGCAGTTATATAACTAGGAGTAGCAGGCCAGTTATCGCCTGCCTCTGCATTGTAGTTGTCGTCTAAAGACCAAACGCCAGATGCTTCTGTTGAACTTGGATTGTCTGCCATCGTTTAATCCTTAAGCCGTATACGAACCAGAAGATGTGAATTTAACTACCGTGTAGCTACCATCGGTTGTAACAGTTGGTGAGCCAGTTGTAGTGCCTGAATAGTCAGAAGTAAGCATACGCAAGATAACAACGCCTGAACCACCATTACCACCGTCACCATAAGGTGTTACAGCTTGTGGGGATGCGCTACCGCAACTGCCACCACCACCGCCACCAGTGTTAGCCGTACCATCTTCAGGTGCTGTATAAGCCGCAATACCGATGCCGGTAGTGCTTCGACCACCATCGCCGCCACCGCCAATACCGCCGGATCCTACTGTTGCATAGGTGCTTGAGTTACTACCACCACCAGAAGCTCCGCCACCACCTCCACCGCAATAATAAACTGCTGAGCCAGTTATAGAGTTAGAAACACCTGCGCCGCCTGAGCCACCTGTTGTTGTGGTGTTATTACCGGCTCCACCTGCTGAACTATAGCCACCGCCACCGCCGGCATTTGAAATATAATAAGGAGAACCAGTTGAACCCTGAGCTCCGCCACCGTTGCTACCTTGTGACCCTGTGCCACCACTGCTGCCGGCTGAGCCACCGCCGCCAGATGCTCCGTTGCCACCTGTGCCACCTCTGGAACCATAACCGCCGCCAATAGCATTGGTTTGAGATAAAGCAGAAGAAATGCCACCGTTTGAACCGCTACCAACTTCGCCTATACCACCTGCGCCACCTGCGCCTACAGTAATAGTATGAGTACCTTCTGTCGTAGAAACAGAAGTTGCGTAGACGTAACCACCTGCGCCACCACCGCCGCCTGTATAGCCATCGTATTGACCGCCGCCACCGCCGCCACCACCAATTAGCAACACGTCAACATTGTAAGGAACAAAAGTTGAAGGCCAGTGGTCACCCTTCTCAGCGCGTTTGTTTTGCTTTAGCGTCCAGATTCCAGACGCACCAGTAGTGTCCGGAAATGTAGCCATTAGCTAATCTCTTCGTAAGAACAAACAGCCTCAAGGTCAGATGCAGCATTAGCGGTTAAGCGTAATGTGTCACCTTCTTCGAGGTAGATTGCTTTACTAATCACGTCCAGAGTTGCGTCAGCAGGAACCACGATGGTCTTGCCAATGTGATAAGCAGTAGATGAGCGGAACAGGTCTACGTTGATTTCAGCGTTGTTAGTGCCATCTACGTTAGAAACGTACAAAGCATTAACCTTGAATACCTTACCGCTTGCTGCTGAGTTAGTGACAATAGCAGTTGCTGATGTACCTACGGCTTGAACCGCAGTCTTACCAGTAATCGTGCTTACGTTTACAATGTTTGGTGCAGCCATTTATTAGCCTCCGAATACGATAGCCATAGCAATGGCCTTACCAGTTGACGCTTTAGTGTCGAGTTGAGTTTGGATGGCAGAAGTAACACCATCGGTGTAGTTAAGTTCTGTTGCTGTAGCAGTTAAGCCAAGATTTGTTAATGCAGTAGCCGCTGAATTTAGATCAGACAAGTTGTTAGATGCCTGTAGTAAACCGCTTGTGCTGGTAACTGTTACCTGCCAAGAAGAACCGTTATAGATGTAGGTCAGGTTATCAGTGGTATTGAAGTACCAATCACCTGCTGCTAATGGATCGCCATTGTCGTCAACAGTAGGCGCAGTAGCCGAAGCACCTAAGTAGAAGTTCTCAATCGAGTCCAATGCTGCTTGAGCTGCGCTAGCTGATGTAGCCGCATTGCTCTCAGAGGTAGACGCATTAGAAGCTGAAGTAGCCGCTGCACTTGCAGAAGTCGCTGCGTTAGTCGCAGAAGTACTTGCTGCTGATGCCTGAGTAGTCGCTGTGGTTGCTGAACTAGCTGCGCTGGTTGCAGAAGTAGCTGCATTAGAGGCAGAAGTTGCTGCTGCTGACTCGCTTGCTGCCGCCGCTGTTTCACTATCCGCTGCATTGGTTTCTGAGGTAGAAGCTGCGCTTGCAGAACTAGAAGCTGCTGAAGCACTAGAGGCTGCATTACTGGCGCTTGTAGAGGCTGCTGATGCGCTAGAGGCTGCATTGGTCTCTGATGTGCCGGCTGCACTCTCTGAGGCTGCTGCTGCCGTTTCTGAGGCTGCTGCGGCTGTCTCACTAGCTGCGGCTGCTGTAGCACTAGCGGCTGCTGCTGTAGCGCTAGAAGTAGCTGTTGCTGCATCTACCAATAAAGCCCAATAAGAGGTATTGGTCAATAATGTGCCAGCAGTAGAGGCTGCTGTACAGATGTAGACGTTAGAGTTAGATGAGTCTTTAACGATGTCACGGTTATTGTAGTTAGCCGTAGTCGTTGTTGCATCAGTACCCTGGTAAGAGCCAATCTCCTGAAGGTTCAGGATCGCATCACCTGTGTCGTTCCAACCAAGGATGTAGTTGCTCTGAGGTACTGGCAGAGTAGTGTCAATGCTTAAGCTAGACTGAGGTGGAATCTTGATCGCACGAGATACTGCTTCAGCGTTCTGCTGGGCAAAGATGGTCTGAGCATCAAACTCGTCATTCAGGCTGGTAGCGAATAAGTCACCACCTGTTACGAAGTCTGTAAGACGCTCAATACCTTTGTTACCCAAGATAGCTACGGTATCTGATGAGCTAGAGGCTGAGACCAGGGTTACAGAGCCAGTACCGTCAGCATTAATGGTAACGGTGTAATCTGTCGTAATCGTCAGGAGTGTGTCGTTTTCGTAAACCGCAATGTCGTTCTCATTGAGAATCTCAAACGAGAAGGAATATGGCCCTACTCCGGCAGAGCCAGAATAGACCACTCGGCGTGTTACGTCTGAAATGTCAATAGGCATAAGTATCTCCTTCCTGCCCCGTAATATACTTAAAAATCATGCGCTTGTTAACCATTATTGAAGCATTGCCTCAATTCGAGATTCAATCTTCTTCTCTTTGCCAGCTTTCTTAATGTCAGCACCAACCACCAAGCCGATCTCTTCTTCCATCAACACTTCTTTAGCGTCCTTGTAGAAATCAGAAACAATGGTCTTGATGTACTTCTGAGCCGAAAGTGGGTCTTCATCTGCTAGAGCCATGAAGCTAGAGTCATAAGGCAGCTCAGCGATCGAGTCCTCTAGGGTTTTCCCATACTCATCAGGTGTTGTAGTGGCTAGCTCAATCCAGCGGTTGTACTGACTAGGAGTCAGCTCAACACCATCAATCTTCTTCTTAGGCTTGTACTGGCCTACATCAAATACATTTAGGACATCATAAGCAGGACTATATTTCTGCTCAGAAATCTTGAATGGGAAAGCTCGCATCCAAGCACTAGAGGCTGCATGGTTCAACTGCTCACCTGTAATCGGGTCATAAACCAAAGGAGCGTCTTTGCTTAGGAATGGATTGCGAGATTTGTACTGAGCCAAAGAGTCGATAAAGCCTTTAGCAACAGGATTCAGATCGTCATATTCCTCAATGTCAGCCTTAGGCAGACGACGCTCAGGATTAAGAATACGGTCTGTGTAAGCAATCAAAGAGCTGTAAGCACCTGCTGGAGTACCACCAATCGCTACTGAACCTGCTTGCTCAGTCAGACGCTTGATCACACTTGCGTAGTAATCAGCACCTTCTTTGCCTCGACCTTGGAAAGTCTGCATAACCTCAGAGATACCAGAAACCATAGGTAGCTCAGAGACATAATCGCTTGTACCGATAACAAGACCCATCATCAGGTCTTCCATATTCTTAGCATCTGGCTCCATGATGCTGTACTCACCCAGAGTAGCACCCATACCCATTAATGCACCGATAGGCTCTAAACCTGCGTATGAAACGAAGATTTTGTCAGTACCAGAGGTAACGGTAGAGTATTTCTTGAACTCAGCTAATGTCTCTTCAGAAACGTCTTTCTTGTCGAAAACGATACTGTATGGCTGCCAACCAGTAGCCTGGAGAGCTTTTTTCTGCTCAACTGAATATGGGCCAGCACCAGTAATGCCACCCTCTAATGCTAGAGAGCTAATGCCATACATCATGCCTGAGCCTAATGTGACACGAGCCATAACCATGTCGCGACGAATGCCACCAGCAGCCCAATCCTCTCTAACCTTCTTAGATAAGGCAGCAGTAGGTAAGCGCTTATTTAGCTCAATCGCAATGTTGGTAGGAGTACGGATAAATGGAACATAAATCTTAGCTAAAGGATGCTGAGCGATCTTTTCCATTGCCGCTAGATTGCCTTCTAACTTTTTGGTAAAGGTCATTTCCTCTGCAAATTCAACAGCTTCACGGTGAATATCATCAGGTGGATCATTCATCAGATCAAGCATGCGTTGTTGAGCTTTCTGCTCAGCAGTTGCCAAATCATCACCCATATCAAGCATTTCATTACGAGTCTTGACATATTCACGATAGCCTAAGCTATTGAGATTACGACGGTAGTTGAATGCTTTGAAGAACTCGTCTTCTGCCATCAATGCACGACCAGGCATGGTCACAAACTTACCGTAGTAGCCAAAACCTTTAGCTAGAGCCTTCTGGAAGTCAGACGCATTCTCGCCAACCTCAATATTGAAAGGATCGCTGATAGTGCGAGTTTCTAGCTTAGAGCGACCTGTGATCTGCTCATTCTGATTCCAAGCTTTCTTGCCCAGAGCTAAGCCCTCACGGAGACCTTGGCCCATGCTGTACATATCGACAAAGATTTCCTGCTGTCGGATGTAGTCTTCTGAGTTAAACAGAATGTTACGGGTTTTGCCGATAAGAGCTGCTGTCTGCTTTTCTGCTAGGTTCAATCCTGCATAAGCAGCATTAGCTGTCATGTTCTTCACATGGGTCACTGGAGAGGACAAAATGCCGTTAATCCAAGTAGTGATCCAGATATCCTTTACACGACCACCTAGGGTACGCTCTGCGAGCTTGTGAGCCTTTTCTGGGCTACCGGCAGAGGCATAGGCCTTGGCAAGTGCTACAGCGTCTCCACGACCTCCAGAAGCGTCTAAAACCTCTTCTAGTCGGAATGCGCGATCTACGTCAGCTTCACGAGCTTGATTGAACACAGCAAGAGAGCGAGCCACATCTGCTTGCTTACGCTTAGCACCACGAGCCAAAGCGCCCTCTAGGGCAACTGCTTGACGGAATTCAACAAGTAACTCGTCATCATAGTTACCTGCCTTGATCTTGTTAGCCAAGTCCATTGAGCGTTTGCCAGCATCAGTAAGAGCCAACATCATCTTGTAGACTTCACCTGGATCAGCATTCAGCTTGGCATTAGGATTAATGATCTTTGCTACGAAAGATTCTGAGTAACCTAATTCCTCAACCTTAGCCGTTAACTGACCAAAGTCCATACGCTCAATCTTGCCAGCACCAGAAGCCTGGGCTACTTGATCGATATGCTGCTTCAGCTCATCTGGGCCATTAATCTTGTTGAGGTTGAAGACAGTCTCAGGAGGAGTGCCTTCTACTGCACCTTTAGTCGGTACAATCATGTCAGCTTCTTCTAGCTGAGTTTTACCCACTAAATTAGGGTTATCTACTGTACGCTTCTCAGCTTTACCCAGTACATTGAATATTTTGCCTAGGCCAGCAACTTCAGTAGCCTCAGGCTCAGGAGACTCTTCAAGGCCAACTTGAGCAATATCTGACACCTCTGGCATCAAATCCTCAGTCATTACGCCGCTAACAAGTTCTTCCTGCTGCTGCTCTGGTGAGTCATTCAATAACGGGTCAATATTCTCAATCATTATTTAATACCTATTGTGCCAGCAGCCGAGGACTTATGTTTTCCCTTGCGAGGTGTGTAGCTGAAGAATACATTATTACCCTTCATGTAACGGATTTCTCCATTAGCATCCTGCTCTACAGAAGTTATTGGAGAGCTTGGGCTAGCCATGTTATATGACTCAGCTCGTCTCTTAGCCAAACCTTTAGATGATTGACCATTGATATTTGCTGTATCTAGCAAGTTCTTGAATGCACCATCAACATCGCCAGCCGCTACAGCTTTAGCAAAGTTTTTGAATTTCAACATCTTATTGAAATCCATGTTGTACGCAGCGTCCAATATACCTTTTTGTGCCTCTTTAGGAAGCTGATCAAACCCAGCTAAGTCAGCCGTAAACTTGTCGTAAGCCTCGCCTAGGTAAAGCTTGCTAGCCTCTTCCTCAGAAATATTGCCATGCTTTTTCTTCATGGCATTGTAAAGTCTTGTAGTAAGACCACGTTTACCAGTAGGTGCAGCGCCAGTTGTGTCTCCATTACCTTCTGATATAGCAAAGTCTTGATATAGCTCATCAATAATTGCTGATTTGTCAGAAGCGCCTGCTGCATCTTCAGAAGCCATTGCAGTGCCAACACCCATGCCAACAGCTTTTTGTGGTCGAGTAGCTACGCCTAGCATTTTGCTAATCCATAAAGGCGCACCAGTTGGGCCAATCATCTCACCCATCTGTTCTGCCATTTGTAGCTCACCAGGCTCCACACCAGGTACATCAGGTAACATCTTAGCTACATCCTCTGTTGTCCAGAATTGAGTCTCTTCTTGTATGCCGCGCATGAAAGCATCTTTTGCTGACTCATCACCTTCACGACCAATAACTTCACCAATACCTTGGATTAAACGCTCAGTCTCACCTAAAGCGCCTGCTCCAGCAGCCGTATATCCACGAAACATTTGCGCCCAAGTTTTACCAAGATTGGTTAAATAGCCACCCACTGATTCATCAGTTGGCGTTTCAATACCTTCCATTGATACTGACTCAGGATCACGAACACCATCAGTCTCAGCACTAAGGCCAATAGACCGTTCCCAATCCTTCATAATGAAGCTGTCTAAGTTGTCTTCCATTATCGATCCAGTGTTTTTAGTGAGCGCTCAATAGAACGCTTAACGCCATCATCCATCTTAATCATTGGAATCAAGCTAGGGTTCTGCATAATCTGAGATGCTTTTGCTTCTAACTCATCATCATCTAAGTTTGAGAACTCAGGAACTTTCTTGAGTGCTGCTGCAATTCTACGCTTAGCTGACTCAGCTCGCTGATTCTGGATTGATGTGACTTGTGCTTGAACAGCACCGTCAACCAATGCCTGTAGATTTTCACCAGGCTCAGCCTTAAAAATCTCAGCCTTAACTTCTGCCTTCATGCGAGTCTTGATAGCAGGCTTAACATCTAACTGGTCAATCTCAGCTACAGCTCTACGAGTTGCTGCACGAACTTCACGGTTCTCAGTCTTTACAATGCGATCTTGTAACTTACGAGCCTGAGTCCAGTTGATTTGATTATTCTGAGCAAGATACTTAATAGACTCATCATTCATCATGCCATCATCAACAGCAGTCTCTAGCTCAAAGATTAATTCATCGTTATCTAGCTCTTCACCAATCTTGCCTTCAGATAGTTTCTGTAGGTAGCCAAGAGGTGTAACCATTGAGCCAGCATCAGAATTGTTTTGCCACAATTCATTAGCAATCTCTCTTTGACGAGCAGGATCAGCGTTTTCAGCTTCACGCATCAAATCAACAGAGATTTTCTTGTAAGTTTCATCTTGTTCTTTTTCTGCTTGATCTGAGAATTTCTTACGATCAGCAATTTCTTTAAGGAACTTAGACTTAACCTTGTCTCGCTCATCATCAGACATCATTGCCCAAGAGCTTTCATATTCGCCTAAGTCGCCATTAATAATGCGCTTGTAAGCTTTAGTTGGAGAAGCTGCAAACTTCTCGTCTAACAAACCACGAGTAACACCGTTGATACGAGCTTCACGTTTAGCTTCTAGCAGCTTAGGAAAACGACCCTCTTGGCCCATAGCCATTGCTTGGGACTCGATTGGCTCAAAGATTGCCGCAATGCGATCTTCTGCACGAATGTAGGTTTGAGTTGTAGGATTCCATGAATCACCACGATAGAACTCATCTTCAGCAAAACGCTTAACTGAGAAAATGTCCTCATCAAGCTTAGCTGCTTGTGCTGCTGCGAAGATTTTAGACTGTTTCTCAGCTACAGACTTAAGTACACCATTACCAGCAGTAGCCATAGAAGCACGAGCTTTGATAGAGGCTTCTGGGCTAAATGCACTAATCGTTGTGGCATAACCATCAATGATGTCTTGAATCTCAACCTGAGCGTCATCAAAGCTAAGCTGATTATTCTCAGCCATTACCTGAAGCTCACGAAACTTCTTTTGTGCCTCGATAGACAACTGATTAGCTAGCATTGAGCCTTGAGCAGCTTGCAACGTCTCATCGTAGACATTGCCACCAGTAAGAGCTGACAACCAAGATTTGCCTTCACCTTTAGACGCTACTGCTTCAGCAATCTGCTGCTCTGTAACAGGGTTCTGAGCTGCATACTGCATAGCCTGCTCTTTAGCGTATTGAGTACCTTCACGTTTAATAAATGAGGATAATTGATCTAATTTGCGATCAATACTTTCAAAACCACGAGCGCCTTCTTTTAAGTTTGCAGTCTCAACACGAGGCAAATCTGCATACATAATTCCACGCTTTCTATATATAGGTAATGCCATTACTGAACCTTAATCACTTGACCTTTAGCGTTTGTCACCGTATTTCCTGGCGTAGACAAACTTCCATAAGTAGCTACAGCAGTTCCAACAGAAATAGCAGCATTTAAGTATGCTGATTGCATTGCCTGCTTTCCTGCTGCTTGTAGCGATTGACTTTGAGCTAAGCCGCCAGCAATCGCCATGTCAGCATTCTCAAGACCAAGGTTATATTCCTCACCGGCCTGAAACGCATTCCATTGATCTACCGTCATTGGAGACCCTGAGAATGGATCAATGCCGCCAGCAGCACTTCTAGCTATTAATGAGCCAGCCATACGACGCTGATTACTTAAAACATCTAATGCTTGATTGCTATAATTAAGTGCATTTTGACGACCTTGAAGCTCAGCTTGCTTGGCTTTTAAGCTGTATTCTGCCTTTTGAAACTGACCTTGTTTTATTGTGCTTACGGCACTTAACGCTCCAGCAGCTAAGGCAGCTACGCCTGCATACGCTTTTAACGCTGCTAATTCCATTATGAACCTCCGCTCGTAGCGACCTTGTACTCAAGACCCAATAATGTGAGCTTGAGTGGATATTCTTGTGTAACTGATACTTTAGCTTCACGACTGTAGCCGCGCTTGCCATACAGGGTCTTGATCCCCGTAAATTCAGACGTTGGAGAATCTAGCGTTCCTGCTGTATCAAGCGCTCTAATTGGCAGCAATACACCATTAACAGACAAATGCTGGGTTGAATCAACAACTGCATTTACCTCAACAATGCGCTTCTTAAAGCCTAATCGAGTACCTGTGCCAATGTCTTTTTCTACTGGCATAGTGGTTACTTCAACATTGAATGGCAATCCAACTTCATAGCTAGAAGTAGATGCTCGGTCAAATGTAATAGCGCCAGAGCTAACTGTCTCATCACCTAGCACGTTACCGTCAGCAATCACATTTAACGATGCGTCTTCGTGAGGAAGTGAAGTGGCACCAGAAGCAGCGCCACCAGTGAAAGCGCAATCAGTGAAAACAGTAGAGTCAAATTTCTCAACAAAGAATTTATCAGTGCCATCAAATGTTCTCTTAGTGATAACGTAAATATCAGTTACGTCAACAGCAACCTCGATAAACTGACCATCAGTAATTAGCTCAGATGGGGCAACTACCTGCTGCTGAGTGAACAAGCTGTAAGCCACTATTGATCCATCGTCTTCATTAACGATAAGCAACAAGTCAGTCTCATCCGTAGACGTAGCCTTACGGATAGCCATCTCTTTAGGGCCTTTCAACAAATGTGACGATAATAGTGATATTGAGTTGCTTACATAAGCCAGAGTGGTATCACTGTAAAGGAATTCTGACAATGCTTTACCTTGGCGACGAATATAGATTGTGCCTGAGTCAAGCTGAACAACTCGGATACCTTCTCTTACGCCATTACGAGTACCAGTACGAACAAAAAAGTTAGTAGGAGTAATAGGCTGTTGCGTATCCTGCGGGATAAAGAATTCACCACCACTCGTGAAAACTTGTAGGTCGCGGCCTGAGATGATGTCGATGATAGTATTGAGCGTGTTCGTATCGAGCGTCGCTTCCACAGCATCGTCGTCATAAGCCTCTACAGGTTGGA